ATTCTCTCGGTTAACTCCCGACTTAAATACAAGTTTTTTAAGACCGATTGATGGCATAATTTAATCCTGTTTATCCGTTCCAACGTGCGATTTTACCATCACGAACATCAATATGGGTAAATGATTTATAGCGCCCTAACCCTTTACAGTCATCGTCATAATGCTTCATGAGGTATTCTTGCACTTCTTTTGGCGGTACGTCTTTTACTTTAATATCGGCTGCGTTGCCAAGAACGTGTTGGCTATGCTTTGCGCCGCCCACTTTTGTGTTGTGTGCTTCACATCTTCTACCGCTCATAATGGTAATTGGTTTACCAAACGACTCACGGATGCGGTTAAGTAGCTCTACGAGCTTAGGGTTAACGTCTTTTTCACCACACCCGCAGTGACACTCAAATTCTTCCGGTTTGAAGTATTTGCTCATATTATTTACCTTCTGATGCAAACAGTCCAATCATACCAAACACGACACTAGCGGCAGTCAAACCATCATGGATAGGACCAGCTTCAATATTCATACCCGCCATAGTTGCTAAAGCCGCCACACTCGCGTGAGTTGAAGGTTCTTTTAATCGAGCCATTAAATAGTTCCATGCTTTAAGGATTTTGTTCATTTTAATCTCGCTTAAGTTGAAGTTGCATATAGTGGGTAAGTACTACTGTTATACCCAACAGCTACAAATAATCCAGAACTGTTTACTGTTACTGAAAGCATTCGTGCATAAGTTGAACTACCATTCATAGCTGCTGGTGTAGTCCACGTAGACCCATTACTTGAAGTTGCATAAACTGGATAATCACTAAGGTTATTCCCTACTGCGACAAATAGTCCAGAGCTATTTACTGTTACTGATGGCATATATGCATATACAGAACTACCATTCATAAGAGCGGGAGTAGTCCATGTAGAACCATTACTTGAAGTTGCATATAGTGGGTACCCACTACTGCTATTCCCAACAGCTACAAATAATCCAGAGCTATTTACTGTTACTGAAAGCATAGATGCAATTACTGAACTACCATTCATAAGTTGTGGTGTATTCCACGTAGAACCATTACTTGAAGTTGCATAAACTGGACGAGTGCTACCATCAAACCCTACTGCGACAAACAATCCAGAACTATTAATTGTTACTGAACTCATATGAGAGTATATCGAAACAAAACCCATAAGAGCGGGAGTAGTCCATGTAGACCCATTACTTGAAGTTGCATATAGTGGGTAGTCGTTACCATCAAACCCTACTGCGACAAATAGCCCTGAGCTATTTACTGTAATTGATTGTATAAATGCAACAGTAGAACTGCCGTTCATAAGTGCTGGTGTAGTCCATGTAGAACCATTACTTGAAGTTGCATATAGTGGGTAACCGTTAGTATCATACCCAACAGCTACAAATAATCCAGAACTGTTTACTGTTACTGAAGTCATTAGTGCATAAGTTGAACTACCATTCATAGCTGCTGGCGTAGTCCACGTAGAACCATTACTTGAAGTTGCATAAAATGGACGAGTACTAGAACCGTACCCTACAGCTACAAACAATCCAGAACTATTAATTGTTACTGAACTCATTACTACAGGGGATGCACTCCCATTCATAAGTGCTGGTGTAGTAAACCCAAACAGTTTATTAACCCCTGCAAGGATAACCTGCATAATACCCGTCATGACACATTACCCGACACAACGCAAACTGTTGCACTAACAAATAGAATCGTAGCAATACCACGAGTAGCTAATGTAATAGATGTTTTAACTGTATTTGCCCCTGCAATATAGGCTGTAGGCGCAGTAGTTGTAATGGTGATACTACCTGTCGTATTGTTAAAAATAGAAATTGCATCGCCATTTGCAAACGTAGAAGTCGGTACGACAATAGACCCGCCTGTTCCAACACCCACATATTTACCAACATCCCCAGTAACTAAGGTATATGCCGTCGTTTTATCACTACCAGTCTGCGGAATGTTCTTATACCCTACAGCATTTGTCCCATCAGCCGTACAAGACGATAGCGTACCACTAGAAGGCGTACCTAACGCACCGCCTGTTGCAACAAAACCAGTAATTGAACCTCCTAACGTCAAACTGCCCGATGAGGTTACTGTACCGGATAATGTCAACCCGCTTACCGTTCCTGTGCCGCTTACCGAAGTGACTGTACCGCCTGATGATGTGAGTGTAGTCCATGTTGGTGCACTCGCACCTTGTGATGTTAAGACTTGACCAGCTGTTCCAGCAGCCGTATAAGCGTGTGCTGTCCCTGTACCATAACCTGCACCGCCAGCCGTAGGGGTAGCTGAACTATTTGTACCACCAGATGCAATCGCTAAGATAGCAGAAAGACCTGCTGCTGTTCCTGTCGTACTTTGATTAAGTGTTGGGAAATCACCAGCTACTGCAATAGTCAACGCGCCTGTCGATGTTGTGCTTTTTAAAATACCCGTAGCTAATGCAGAAGTCCCTGCGCTGTAATCTGTACCAGAAGTCGCCGCTGAAATAGCCGTTCCATTCCCTTTAAGAACACCAGAAATACTAGTTGTCAGCGTTATAGCAGGTGTTGATGTGGGGTTTGATACTGAGCCTGTAAATCCGTTAGCACTAGCAACTGATACTGTCGTTACTGTCCCGTTAGAGGATGGAGATACAGCCGTTACGAAGTCAGAACCGTTCCAAACAACCAATGCACTTTTATTAGTAGGAACACTAATACCCGTAGTAGACGCACCTTTAAGCACTACCGCTGCATCAGATTGGTTAACAACAAAATAGCCTTTACTTCTAGCTGGAGCGATAATATTACGTGATACGCCCGGTGTTCCTGTAGCAATGAGAATTGCACAGCGAGCCTGATTAGGTACGCCAGAACCCGTATCTGTTAAAGTCCAATCCCCTGAAGTAACACTAGCTGTTGCTGTCCCTGCAATCGCATCGTCAAGAAGCTGTGTAATACTATTATTTACTTCAGTACCCCAAGTACCAGTAAGCTCACCTTGAACTGGAAGGGCTAAACCTAAGAGCGTGGTATAAGCTGTTGTCATGTTTTTAACCTAATGTGTTAATTGAACCCCAGTTAGGGGTTTGGGCTGTATCTATAGTGCCCCAGTTAGCAGTTTGTATGGTAGATATATTACCCCAATTTGCGGTTTGTGTATCATCAATTTGTTCCCAAAGCAGGCGACCTACAAAGGTACCTTCAGTTGCTATGAGCGTCTCAGTAATAAATACATTAGATGTACCATTTGGGAAATAAGTGTCCTCTGCAACACCTTGCGCTAATAAAGATACATTATACGTACTACCCGCTGCACTATACCCATCGATACCTACTAGTGGTGCATCTAAGTAAGCATATAAATAAGCTGCTACCGCATAGCTATCCGATAAAGTAATGGTCTCTGTAATATCTACAGGTTTTGTGACATCTCCAGTAACATCTGCATTTGCTGTTAACGCTTCTTGATATGCGGCAATATAAGATAGATTTACCAAATACCCATCTGTTGAAATTAATGTATCAGAGGTTGTTACATGGTAAATAGACCCAGACGCTACATACAAATCAGCAGATATAACACTTTCAGAGAACGTCACATTATAGGTACTGCCCGCTGCGCTATACGCATCAGTTGAGGTTAAAGACTCAACCACATAACCCATAATAGGTACTACGCCTATTGTATAGTCGTCAGACGCCGTTGCGGTTTCAGTAATATCTAAATAAACATTGGACGAGAACGCATACACATCATCAAGCGTACCATATTCAACAACATTTACATCAAAGGGTGTACCATTATCGAACGTATCTGTTGCTGTCACGCTTTCTGTAAGCGTTAGCTGAGTACCACTAATTGAGCTATATACGGTAGTGACAGGCGCAGATTCTGTAATTAACCCAGTTCGATTAAATGTATTAGTAAATTCATCTGTAGGTGTTGCTGTTTCTACCACTGGGGCTGATTGCGCTAATGCACCTACACTGCTATCGGTTGCTGTTAAGTCTTCTGGTTGGTCTGCGCGTGATGTGCCTATAGAAGTAAAGACATCGTCTGTTGTTATTGTTTCTTCAATACTTCCAATATTACCCGATATACCATCAACAGTAGACGATGCAGTAACCGTTTCAGCTACATCTACTCGGTTAATAGGCGTAGAGCCTGCATACGAATCAGAAGCTGTTACTGATTCAGAAACATCAGCACCATAATAAATTAAAGCACTAACACTATCACTTGTTGTAAGCGTTTCAAGAACATCAACAACTTTAAATGAGCTAGGGACAATCGTAAGACCGGCAATCGGCGCAGCGGCAAATGGCGTAAATCCAAATAAACTTGCTACTTCATCAAATGGAGTTTGGTATACATCAGAAGCAGTGACTGATTCAGATACTGATACAACATAATTAATATTGCCAGATAGACTATCTGACGCAGTGGCACTCTCTGTTAAATAAGCGTGGTTATCTAAGCCTATATACGCATCGGTAGCCGTTAGTGATTCAGTGATACCAACTACAATAGTAATTGGACCGCTATTGGGTAGCAGTGCAATCGGATACTCTGCAAAGGCTACTAACCCAAACATACTTTTATGGTGCTACTGGAAAATCTACAGTGAAAGGAAACCCTGCTTGCAAGGTAATATCTCTAAGTGCTTGGCGATAAACTGCCCACGCTGCTTTGTCTACAGGCGCATCAGCTACTTGTGTCCAGTCTGATTGTGTTAACAGTGCATTTCGTCTATAGCGAACTTCATTGGCTTTCTGTGCTGTTTCAGCATCAAGCTCATCTTGTGTTTTAGCTTCAACAATTACGTCATACACTACGCCATTCTCAATATATGGCTCAACAAAGGTTAGTTTTTCTGTTGATGAATGCGCTTTACCAGACTGTATTTGATAAGCATTGCGCTCTTGCGCCCACATTAAGTCAAGACCTTCAGGTGGAAACGATACATTAGGAAACACCTCTGTATGCTCACCATGAGATAGGATTTGGTTATTTTCAATTATGGCTATTTTCATGTTTATGGCCCGTAGGTTGGGAATGGTGCAGTTGGATTAGTAATTGTTGAACCTGTATATCTACAAACGCCTTTAGTTACTCGTAAATCATAAACATATCCTGTAAACCCTGCTGTAGGTAACGCGGAATTATAATTTATATATGCCGTCCCAGCGGAATAATTTGTTGAATATGTCCCTGTCGCAACGGACGATGTATCAAGGTATATTGTTACAAGATTTGACGCATTTCTGGTTACCGCTACATAATGCCAAGAATTTAAAGGCACTGCTGTTGTGCTAGACACTTCAATTGCTACCCCTTGTTGAGCAGTAGCTAGATACCCTAGTGAATTAAGCCCAATTTGAAAACCTGATAGCACAGAAAAAAAAGCTGAAAAATTAGCTGCAGCAGTAAAATAAACCCACATTTCAACTGTAAATTCCCCCGGTAAAGCCAATACAGATGAACTCGTCACCGTTAAATAATTGGATACCCCCGGAAAATACACCGATGACCCTGTATTAAACTTACTTTGCGCAGTGCTAATTACTGTATTACCACTAATAGTAGTAGTTAAATTATTACTAGAAGAATCTTTAATATTAGTTGTTGTGCCATTTGCACCATTACCAACAAGCAAATACGACACGCTATTCCAATAAGGGTCGCCCCCTCCGCCAGTAGTTGCAAACCTCGATAACATACTCATCGCACAAACTTCCCATAAATGGTTGTACCCGCATCGCGAGTCCAAAGTAAGCACCAGTCTGTACCGGAGGTTTGCAAAGTTACCCCGTTAGAAGAAAATGTCGTTGTCGTTGCACCCGTAGACGTAATCCAGTTAATAGTCGGCCATGTGATTGTGCCTGCTGCGCCTAAGTTAACTCCTTCAATTAAAAGCTCACCTAAGTTACCCGATGGAGGCCAGTTTGAAATTGAAAGTGTAGGACTGCTTGATGCTGTTGGTGCCCAGCGTTGCTGAGAGCCATTAGTGAAATTTAAAGCCGCTGTGGTACTGCTGTTGTAGTAAACCCAGCCAGTATCTTTATACATCGTTCGAGTCAGTAAATAGTCACCGCCCGTTAAGTCACCACCTAATGTCATTGCACTTACTGTCGCAATGGTGGTTGTCCCTGTAAATGTAGGACTTGCAATAGGCACCGTTACTTGTGACGGGAGCGTCACAAACACATCTTTAACCCCAGCAGTGAACGTAACCAAACTACCTGAGTTACTAGATGAATACACCGTTGTTCGCGCTAAGGTATTACCTGATGAGCTATAAGTACCAAGACCTACTTCCCAGTTAGGGCCGCCTTGGTCTGCGATTGTGTAGTATGTTGTATTACCATTACCAATAGCTGATGAGAAAGCTTGGCAGCCCGTAACCGCACCTGCTAATGTAACAGCTCCTGTACCAGTTGTGGTGGATGTCTCTCTAACTCTATCAGCTATTACTAAAGCCATACTATACCTCGACTAAATCGTCTTCTGAGAACCAGCGTTCTTGCGATACTTTATTTGCGTCAGTCCAAGATACTAAATACTGAATGTCGCCTTCTTGATTAACATTCAATGCGCTAACTAAACCTTGTGGCACAGGGCTTACTACTTTAACTTCTTGACCTACTTTAAAACTTGCAGCCATGATAATCTCCTAAACGCTTGCAGTGAATGTGACGAGTAGCGAGTCACCAGAAACAACACTACGGTCACTACCAGTAAAGCTACCTACTGAATAAAGCACGCCAGATGTTGTAGCGCGTGTTTGAGTTTGGCACATCAAAGCACCAGCGATAGTGGCTGTTGCGTTAATACTAAAAGTTGTTGAAGTAGATGAAAGCGAGCCAGACCCCGCAGTTCCCCACCCAACCGTAATACGATTAGTGCCAGTGTACGCTGTGCTTTCAGCCCACCCGGAAGATACCCCATCACCATGAGAAGATAATGTATCTGTTGCAGCGTATTGCGGTACAAACGACCCTATTTTTTGAACAAGACCCATATACCAAGCCGCTGTCCAAGAGGTGCCTTTGAAATACTGAGTTAATAAGTCGTTTTTACCTACCGTCACTACTATATTTTCAATAGCGTCTACCCATTTAGTATCACCATCTGAGCCTACGCAAACTACATCGTAGTGACCTTTAACTTTGATTTGTTCCTGCATATCACCAGCGCGAGCAATCTCAGCGCCACTAACGTCAACAGGATTGATTTTTTCTGATTGCATTATATACCCCTAATTAGAAGACCGGATGATGGCAGAAGTTGCCGTATTCGCCGGAAAGGTTATTGTAAAAGTTGAAGTCGTTGTTTTATCGCTACCAAAGTCCAGTACAGCTACAGAACGATTAGCTTTAGAGCTATTATATATCAGAGCGCCGCGTGCTGTGAAACTAGCTGATGTCCATAAAGGGTTGTCAAAACTAATGTACGCAGTCCCGTCAGATGCATTTACTGTAGCGTTCAAGAGTTCTTGCCCACCAGTCGTATATCCAGTAGGAGTAGGCACTCCGTTAATAAGCACCGTCTCAGGTACTTCGTCTACATCAGTATATATCAACGTGTTTTGATTAAGCGTAGCGTTAGCTGTGTACAGAGCAATTTTAAATGTATCCGTATCAAAGTTATGGATAGCCTCGTAAAGCTCTTTTTTAAAGCTGGTTGTTTGGCCTTGTACTATCATCTAACAGGTATCCTTGCTTGACCGTTACGGTATGCATCACCTCTATCTTTACCCGTAGCCAGTGTATTGAGTAGGTTCATTGCTTCTTCGTAGCGTTGACGGTATTGAGTCATGATGTCTGCATCACCTTTAAGGAACGTGTACGCTTCTAATATAGAGCCATACAGCAACGCAGAGTCAAAGTTTTCACCTAGCCATGTATTACCACCAGACTCTTCACTTGTAATAGAAGGCGGGTAGTAGAAGTAGTGAAGCTCTGTTTCATACTGCACATCAGGTGTAGGTCCTAAGATAAACGTCAATTCGTTTATATCATTAGACTGCGGTCCAAAGATAGCATAATACTTAGGCGTCCCATAACTTGTTGGGCTTGGGTAAGCTTCGCGGATGAAGTTCACGTCTTTGTTTAAAAGGTATGTATACTCACCGGATGTAGGGTCAATAACCGCAATAGAGTAAGCCGATAAAAAATCATTCGGGCATTGTAAGTATTTATTATTAGCGGTAACTATACCCGTGACGTTTTTACGCAGGTCTGGAAGCTGTATTGAATTGTAAATACGCTGCTCAGACTGTTCTATAAAAGTATTTAGCTGCGCGGTTGTAAATGAATTTTCAACGTAGTCGGAAATTGCAGTGCAAAGTTCTAAATATGTCATGTTGCAATCCTAGATAAACTATAAGACTTTAACAATTTTCGATTATGTTTCATTGCTTCGCCTATTGTGTTATGTTTGACATTAAAATACTCAGCAGCGTACTTTTGACATAAAAACGATATATGTAACTCATCGCATAATACGGGTTTCCACTTTGACTGCGCCATTTTAGTTATGCTTTCTTTGCTCATAACCCGACCAGTCGATGCTTTCCTACGTTTAGCAATAGCTTCTGGAGTGCTTGCTGCTTTTTTAAGCCCTGCTATACGCCGCGCTCTTATCTCAGTATCTTGCCATTGTGCCGCTATTAATGCTGATTTATCACATGGAGGCCTTACTTTTTTAATATGACCCTCCCATCTTTTTCTATTGCCTAGTGCTTGGATAGACCTCATATACAAAATACACGCATCAGTCTTATGAGACTTTTTTAATATCTCAATATGTTTGGCTCTCCAAACTGGGTCACCCCATTTAGATTTTAGTCTAGCTGATATGTTCTTACGTTCATCAGGAGTAACATTTCTATTACTAGCTCCTGCTCCACCAGCCGTCATATTGTATGTGGTATTATACTCACTAATAACTAGCTTTTCTAAGTCATTTAAATAGTCCACGTGTAAAACATACACTAATTCAGAAAAACTAAACGCGGAATTTCCATAAGTATTCCATGCCGTTTGAAGTTTTTTAGAATGATGAGTATTGTTATTTAACTTTACTACATGGTTAGAATATCTTTTGTTTATTTTTTGGCGTGTTTGACCAACATAACACTCACCAGTTATGTTGTTGTATATTTTATATATCACACCACCGTAAGTCATAGCTTATGCCATCGGTCCGCGAGCTGTTTTACCTTTCGTTGCAGCGCCGTTTCCACGAGTTTTAACACCAGACGTTTTAATGCCTGTCTGTGGATAGCCTGCTACTTTAGGAGTAGGTTCTGTTTTAATTTTGCCTGTCATGGTAGTTCTCTAAGTTGTGATTGTAACAGTGCCAACAGACGCGATGGCAACAAGGTAATTAGGTGTAAGTACTGCATCAAACTGTGAAGCGCCACCAACTGGTGCCCAACCCCATTGAAATACACGACTTCCGTCTTCTGGGTATTGTAACGTATTTAAGCCCGATTGATAATAACTTGTATCAGGGCGCGGGTTACGCAATGCCTGTGGGTCATAAATTGGGAACATTCCTATTAACAGTTGTGGGTGGTCAGGGTCCCAACACGAAGGGCAGACTAAAATATTGGTTACTTTAGTCTTAATCGTTAGTTTTTTAAGGTCTTTTAACTGAAACCTTTGAGAGCACCTATCGCAAAACGCATGACTCCATTTCCCAGATGAGTATTTAACTGACATAACTAAACGTGCATAATCCGTGGAACAAACCGATTACTCGCTTTCTCTCTGTCTTCTGAGAGTGCCAAGTCTAACTGTTGCTCATACTCCCCTTTAAGCATTTGAATACGCGTAGGGTCTACGCCAGCAAGCTTCATACTAAGATAAAAAGCTAATCCTGCTACCATCGCGTTCAATAAACGGAACGGGATATCTTGTGTGTTTACTGCATTTCCAGCATCTTGCATCCTGCGTAGTCGCCAGTAAACAAAGTAATAATAAGGTGCTTCGACTGTGCCTTGGTCTGGTGTAGGCCATATATTAATCTGTGGAGCTTTAGTAACTGTAGTTGCACCGTCAGGGTAAGTTGCTCCTGTGCGGCGGTTAATCCATACTTGAATCGGTCTGCCCCGTGCATTCTTATTAGGGATTGTAGAGTAAGTCGATTCAGAGATACGAGAAATATTAATATCTACTTGGTTTTGCCCTGTGCCTGTACGTACTACATGGTCAAGTAAATCAACAGTGTCTATAGGTAGGTCATAAGCAATTTGACCCGGTATAAGCGAAATGGGTACAGCACACTGTTCAATTGTCCATAAATTAATACCCCTGTTTGCAAACTCTACTAAGAGTAAGTTTAGAGAACGTCTAGCTGTGCGCATATCGTAACCGCTGCGAAGCTCTTGTCCGCAGCGCTCAAACGCCTCTTCTACGAGGTCACCTAAATCAAGGTTAAAGTTTGCTGTACCCGATGTTGTCATTTCTTTTTACCTTTTCGTCCAGGTACTTTTTTAGGGTTAATGCACCCCATTCCGCGAGAGAATCTCATAGGTATTTACCCTTTGTATGACCTTTAGTTGCACAACCATCACCACGTTTAGAAGCCGATGTACGTGATACATTTCCGCCTGATGCAAACTTTCTAGCTGGTACTTTCTTAGCAGGTTTAGGTGGACGTTTAGTCATGCCGCCTTTTTTAAAGTCAGTGTCTTTAAGCTCTGAAGGTTGAGGTAAATCAGAATCTTCTGATTTAACCAACGTACCAGTTTGTTTATATCGGTCAGTAATATCTTTTAACGCAGCGGTATCAGCCTCTCTACCTTTAGAAAAAGCCGCCCACTCATCAGCCATACTATTGCGAGAGCTTTTAGCGGGCGATGCCCTCTTACTAGGTGCAATTGATGATTTAGGATTACTAACCGGTTTAATTTCTACCGACTCTTTCTCTATCACCATTGGTTTTTTAGATGCGTTAGAAGGCGTTACCGATACAGAAGTTGACTTAGTTGCTGTCTTAGTAGGCTTACCCCCGTCATCATCCATATAAGAATCTTGCGGAACTTTACCTAATACTTCATCTACTTTTTTAGAACGTTCAGCAGGGGTTAAACTATTTGAATAGTCTATGTCAGCCTTCTTCTTTGCAGCGGCTTTATCAAAGGCGGCTTTCATTTCAGAAACTGTCTTCTTCTGAGAATCAAATGGGCCTAACCCTGACTTTTTCCACGCTCCTGCTTTCGCTTCTTTCTCAGCATCGTATGGACCTTTACCTACACCTGTAATAAATGCCATCTCAATCCCCTAGATCATTTTACCTTTAGTGTGACCTTTAGCTGCTACACCGTCTGCACGAGTAACACCGCCTTTAGCATAGCATTTGCCGCCCATAGCCATTTGTTTACCTTTTGTATGACCTTTGGTTACGCAGCCATCACCACGAGTAACACCGCCTTTAGCCATGCACTTACCGCCATCTTTCATCTTTTTAGAATCTTCCATTTTCTCACCTTTAGCATATTGCTGTGGAGTGAGTTTACCAGACTTAATAGCTTTGCCTTCTTTAAGCTCTTCGCTATAAGTATCTTTACCTTTAAATAACTTTTTTAAATTAGCCACATTGCCACCTTCTTTAAATTTTTTGCCTTTATCGGCTTGATTAAACTCTTTAGCTACGCTAACTGGTATACCCGCTTTCTTTGCAAAGCTTGGGTTATGAGCGGCAGCTGCCATAAATTTTTTCTGTTTAACTGATGTACTAGGCACATTTCCACCGTTTCAAAGACGCTGCTTTGCGTGTAGGTTTACCGTTCTCATCTTTCATAGGACCAGGCATACCACTCATACG